ACTCGCACCGATTACCCAAGCAGACGGCACGGTGGACCGTGTACAGTATGAGCAGGTGGCGAACAACGTTGCGCAGCAGTATGCGGCAGTGCTCGCTAAGTATGAGAACAACAAGATGGAAACGCTCGCCGCTTTCGATGACAAGATACGGCGAGCCAAGTATACACAGATGCTGATTGATGAGTACGAGAACAGCACAGGCGTATCGCCGGAAACTCTGGAAGCGCTGACTACAGAATTGTCTGGCACAATCGAAAGTGTCCAAGAGGTCTACGCGGCGCGCAAAGCTAGAGAGGCTGCTGCTACGCAAGGTGATACTAGCCCAGACTTCCTGGGTACGTTACTAGACGTGTTCACAGGTGGGCAGTATCAGAACGTTTATGATACTGTGCTGCGTGGATTGCTGCCGTCTATCATGCCACCTCTCGAACCTGTTGAAAATTTCAGCAAGCCAGGCGAGCTATAGAGTATGACTACAGATATTCTGTTCGTTCGTATTCGGCCAAAGAAATTGAATCCGAAAGATAAGTGGGCACGCTTTTTGTGTATGCATTGCTTTGGTGAGTTTGAAAGCTGCATGCGCCACGTAGCGCACACGAAGAATCTTAGGCGTATAACGTGTCCGCACTGTTTGCAGTGGATTGAAGTTACGAAGAAAGGTCTATACAACCAAGAAGGATATATTACAAATGAAACCGATCACACAGCTAGAAAAAGACGCCTTACTCGAAAGTGCAAAAGACCTGCGGTTGCTGGCGAATGTACTCGACGGCGCGGCCCTCGGGTCACCAGCCACACTGGATGTAACCTCGCCAGTAACGTTGGCTGATTTGGTACCAACAGGAAACCTTGATAGCTTGCCACAGGCGATTCGGGATAATTCGCCTATCTCAAACGAAGACTTGGAAGCGTTGATGTTGCGTGCAAAGAAAGATATCCAGTTGCATAGTAGGATGGACGGCTTGCTGGAGAACGTGACATCGTTGTTGCGGTTTGCCAACAATACGGTATTGCCGATACTGTTGTAGAAAGATTGGTTAGTAAAGCAAGACAACATGACAAAAGGAGAAATGAAGATGTTCAAGTTTGAATTAGGTGTTAAGGTCACAGAGAACATTACAGGGTTTAGCGGTACTATCATAAGTCGTTCGGATTGTATGACTGGATGTGTGCGCTATTGTGTTATCCCTAAACAGAGTGAAAATTCTACTGAATATCCAAAATTAACTTGGTTGGATGAAGGGCAGCTTACACTTGTAGAAGAGAAGTAATAGAAAGATGGTTGTTAGAGCTGAGGTAGAAATTGTACCAATGTCATTAGATCGCATCCATGAGCTTGCAAGTATTATGCGAATGGATGTTATAAATGGTGCAAGTTACAGAAAGGAGTAAGTAGATGCCAAGAGGAAACGGAACTGGCCCGCGAGGTAGTGGGCCTAGAACTGGTAGAGGCTTAGGCTCTTGTCCAGGTACAGGCGGCAAGGGGCAAACTGGCACCGGGGCAGGTGGCGGTAAAGGCTCGGGAGGAGGCCGTAAGGGCAAGTAGTAATGGCAACAACGGCACAACGGAAAGCGGTAGAGCAACGACTGAGGAAATCGTTTGCGCCGCTCTCCGTTGTGTCTGGTTTTATTGGACCTGTAACAAAGCAAAAAGCTGCATCAGTAAATGCAGTCATGCGAGTCAGTGAGCGTGCGCTGTTGGCTACGCGAATACATATTGAGAATCAGCTACAAGCAGAACTAGAAGCGCACGTACAGGAATACTTTGCACTACTGCTTCGGCAGATGGTCCGTGACGGTGGCATGACTCGAATAGAAGATGATGCGGCGCGGCTGGCGACAAGTATCCATAGACCGGGTATGTCGTCAGCTGCGCATCGCCGTGCCACAACAGAATATTTAGCAGGCACCAAGAAAGATGATCGGCTTATGCTGGGAGCTATGGGGGATTCAGCACGCACTCTCAATCTCAATTTTGAGTCAGACAAGTATTTCCAAACAGCAGACGCGCTCTGGTATGAATCGGGTGCGAAGTACGTTACAGATGCGCTGGAAGATAGCGGGCTACTGTTAGCTAAGACTTTGCGGGAATGCCTACGCAGAGGAATGCTAATTCGCAAAGACATTGGCGACGTTGTGGGAGGGTTTGCTGCTGAAGATTTGTTTATGGTAGAGCTGATGATTGAAAGCGTGCCAGAAGTTATGGAGGCTATCGCAGCACGTACTAATCAGATTACAGTAAAAGCTTTTACGGAAGCAATGTTTGATACAATGCGCCAAACGATGACCCGAGAGATGTACGAGAAGTTTGAAGGCGCGTCTGGAGCACGCGCACTGGCGAGTGAGCTAGGGAAAGACTTGGTTTCAAGATACGGTACGTCGCTGCCTGCGATTACCAAAGACAAGCTAATGCTATGGTCGCGTACTGAAGGCTGTATTCTCCAGAACGATGCCTTAATGAAAATAGGAACTGAAGCCGGAATGAATGGAAAGCAGTGGTCAACAGTGGGCGATGAGAGAGTTAGGGATGCTCACTCTGATAATGAAAGTGATGGTGTGATTCCAATAGGCGATTCTTTTTCAGACGGTTCAATGGATGCAGGCTCAGGCAGTAACAGCCCTTACCGATGTAGATGTGTCGGGGGCCCGGCGCTGCTATCTAAAGCAGCAACTCCTTCAAAATAGGGTTAATACCCTCCCTCCGCAATACGAAATAAAATCCAAAAAACGGTTGACAGCAATACAATCCGCACGGTACGCTGACTTTGTGGAACAGGACAGTGCGCCTAGTTAGCGAGTGTGTGATGTATAGAAACTGGTCAAATGATAGTCTCGACACCTGCATAAACATTGCGCACCCTACTTTTCTTGGAGACTCTACCGATGCCTAAAGATCAACTGACTCAAGAACTGTGCACGTGCTCTGTGCATTTTGCAGTGGATAAGTTTTCAAAGTCTGCTATAAATGCTGTGGACACGTTGATAGTCTCTGGTTTTATGTCGATGGACAACACAGACCGGCACGGGCAGTCTATTGATCCACGTAAGTTCAACTTCGATGAGTTTATGATGAATCCACAGCTTTGGGTGAATCACAAACTATGGAACGATGCGAATGGCAATGAAATTTCAGTAGGTGTTGTAGACAATATTGTGCCTGTGCAAGTCAGTTACAATGGTGCTGGTAGTGAGGCGTCTTTGGTGGACATGAAAACGGGCGCGCACGTTAAGACTATTCCCGTAGATAAGTTTGCCATCAAGAATAAAGCTAAGGGCGTTTGGACAGAATGTACCATACAAGAACCTGCTGTAATTGCGCTCGTGCAGCAAGGCAGGCTGAACGCATTTTCTTGGCAAGGGTTGATGTATAAAAACCCAAATGGAACGGTGAAGCGAATCGACTTGATTGAAAACTCACTCGTCAACGTTCCAGCAAATCAACGAGCAGTTTTTCAGATTGGGAAAAGTCTTTACGTTGACCACAAAGACGTTCCCGAGATGATTGAAATAGACCTCGGCAAAGTATCTGCGTTAGTGACTGCTAATCATTTAGATACTGCTGAGGAAGTATCACAGGAGTTTACACCGTTAGAGCAACGGTTGCTAGGCGATGTAAACGGCAATGCAGGAGAGAGCGTTGCCACCACCGACGTGACGGAAGGAGGTGACAAAGACATGGACATTCAAGAGTTGCTTGTAAAGTTCGGCGGTATCGTTGAGCGAATGGATACGGCTATGGCTACAATCGGTTCGCTAGACGAAAGAATTGCCGCACAGGAAGCAAAAGCAATCCAGCAACCAAAGGCTGATGCGGCACCCACCCCAGCAGTAGCAGAAACGAAAGAAGTTGTGCCTGTTGTAGAGGTGGTCGCTGCTGTTAAGGAAACGGCAGTTGTTGCTACGCTAGATTCCGTTGCGCCGGTTGTGGACGATGCAGAAAAGAAATCACTTGATGAGAACGCTGTGAAGGTTACAGAGGTTCTTGATAAAGTGGTAGAAAAGTTTGCGGCGTTCGATGCATCAGTTAAGAAGATTGATGAACTTGCAACACGCGTTAGCCGGCTTGAAGTAGTTCCGCAGGAGAAGACCGCACTGGACGCCGACACGCCAGAGCAGATTGGTACTGTGGCAATTACTGACCAAAGCGAGGAAGAGCTTGCTGCTGTTGTTCAGAAAGCAGTTGCGATGCTAAGTCCTGAAGATCGTAAAGCTATCCGAAGTCGCGATCTTGAAAACACGTTTATTCCAGACCGGGCTATTCGTGGGCATAAAGCATAACAGTGCCTTCGCGGAAGAAGGTTAGTCGACTTAATAGTACGTTGAAAGCGTACTAAAGAAAGGAACTACACAATGAAGCTAACTGCGGAAGACCTCGCTGCGATGATTCGTAGTGGGCAAGTTCCGCTGCCTGCGCAAAGTGCTGGTGCTCAGCTTATTAAGAAAGCAGTTGACCCTTTGGTTACTTCGGACTTTGATGCCGGTTCGCTTAAACAGGAACTAGCAGATACATTTATCAATCAGGTAGTTGACTTGTCAACTTTTCTGAAACTGATTCGTGTACATAAGACTGATGCTCCTAGTGGTGAAATTGCTAAGTTGAATATCACCGGGCCAGTCACGGGACAGGCAACGGAAAATACGAAGTACGATTACAGTCATAAGCCAAGCAATACCAATGTGGCTTTTGCTACCAAGAAAACCGTTTCTGCTATCGACATCTCCGGCGAAGTTGGAGAAGACAACATTGAGGGTGAAAGCGGTAAGACCAAGATCATGACGGCATTTGTTGACCAAGTGTCGAATGATATGGAACAGCTAGGGTTGGAAGGTGATGAGTCTATCGTTGCAGTTGCTACAGCCACACAGCGATTGCTCAAAGCTAACGACGGTTTCCACACTCTCTGCGTTGACGATGCTTCAGTCAATGATGTAGATGCGGGCGGTCTTCGCGGCTCGTATGCATTGCTGACTGAAATGGTTCGTACAATGCCGAATAAGTGGCTGCGTAATCCTGGAAATTTGCGTTTCTTCGTGTGTCCTCAGACTGCTATGGATTTGCAGTCTGAATGGGCAGGCCGTTTGACGGACATGGGCGATAAGCAGCGAACTACCGATTTGCTTCCGCCTGCACATGGAATCCAGATTGTACCTATTCCGATGCTTCCGAATGATTTGGCTATTAACGGAACATCGGGTAGTACAGGT